ACCCCGACAAGCCCGCGCACCGCATCGTCGCCTACCTCCCCCCCCGCATCCGAGTCGGAGTCACCTCCGCCCAGGTCGCCGCCATTTTGAGCCGCTGATATACTAACCCCATGCCCGACGACCAAACAATCGTAGAAGGCGACGCCGGATTTATCGGCATGGCCTCCCGCTTGAACCCGCTGCAACTCCAGCCGGGCATGGTCCAATACTGCGAAAACATGCGCTTGGATCGCGGAGTCGCGCAGACCCGCAAAGGCGCAAAGAGGCTTGGCGATGAAATTTCTTCTGGAGCGCAACCGCTGACTCTTCCTTTCGTTCTCGATGCCAATGCTATCATTCGCGCCTCGTATTCGGGCGGCATCTTGGCTTCGGGGGTTTTTTCTTCGCCGAATTATTTCGACTCGAACGAATACATTGTGCTCTGCGGGCCGACCTCGGCGTTTCTTTACCGGCAGGATGTTTCCTCGATCGAGGAAATCAGTTTCACCGCTCCGGCGTCGGCGTCGGAAGAACTTTTAGAGCAAACAGACCAAGCGACCTGCATCCAGGCGTTCAATAGATTTTACCTACTTCGTGAAGCAGACACCTCGTTGCCGGGGTGGGGGTGGAAATCCACCACCTCCAGCGGCATCGGCGTTTCCGGCACCACCGCCACTGTCCATTGCACGGCTCACGGCTACTCCGCCGGTATGCGGGTTCGCATCGAGGAGGGAGATAACGCGGCATTTGCGGGCCATGAGTTTGATGTCGCCAATCCGGTTACGAGCAATTCCTTTTCAATCATCGTTCCGCTGGGCACTCCGGCGAGTGCTTATGCCGCCATCCGCCGGGTGAAGCCGCCGCTGTGGTGGGATGGCTCGACGACTCATTTTCAGAAAGCGGAAGCCGGGATTCCCGAAGAACAGGCGAGTTTCAAGCGGATGCGTTCTGTCGGATGGGCCGCCTACATCAACAACCGGCTGTGGATTCCCGATGGGCGCGACACCGTGGCGATCTCGGATGTCTTGGACCCCGACCTCTACGATCCTTTTTTCCAATCCTTCCGCGCCAACCAAGGCAGCAACGACTACCTGGTGGCGATCCACCCATGGGTGGAGGGGCAGGCCCTCGTTTTCATGCGGAACTCAATCTGGCTTGCCAATCTCACGGACTCGTTCAACGCCGCTGAAAACGAGTTTGTCGTCGATTCCGCCGTGTCTCGCGTGACACTTTTGACCGACGAAATCGGCTGCGTCGCCCGCAAGACGATTGTTACCGCCGGTCAATTCGTTTTTTTCCTGAGCGACTCGGGAGTTTACCGCCTCGATACCCAACTCGATCTCAAGCTCCGCGCCAACACCCAGCCCCTCTCCGACACGATCTCCGACCAGCTTGAGGAAATCAACAAAGCGCAAGCGCACAAGGCGACCGCCAAATGGTGGGCAAACCGCTACTATCTCGCCGTTCCCATCGGCGACTCGGCGATCAACAATAATTCCATTTTTATTTGGAATGCCCTCAACCAGCAGTGGGAGAGTAAGGACCTCTACTCGGTGGCGCTGGATGAGCTGATCGTCGCGGATTACAACAGCCAGCGCCGCCTGCACACGGCGGCTCGCAGTGGCACCCTCTTCCTCCTCGACGAACTCGATTACGGCGACGAGGTGCCATATGCAAATGCGGAGGGCCAATTCACTCCTGTTCCCGGCCTGCTGACCTCGCGGAGTTATTCATTCGGCTCGTTAAATTCCAAAAGGCTCACCCGCTCCAAAGCCTCTGTGGTGCTGCCGCCAGATTCCTCATGTGAACTCCGTGCCCTCACCACGGACTACGACGCCGACTTCAAGATCGCCGCCCTCTCAAACACCACCTCCGAGGACGAAGACTATACTCTCAAAGCCCCGCTGCGCTGCAAGGCTGTAGCGATAGACCTAGAGTTTCGCACTTTAACCGGCCGCCCGACCCTGCGGCAAATCACCGCTGAAGCGACCCGCTCGGCCTCTGACCCAACTCTCACCCGCACCCTCAACTAAACTATGGCTACCGTCACCAAAGGAAAAACATTCATCAACGGCGATCTCGTCACGCCCGCCGCCCTGCACCAGTTGGTCGATTCTGCCAGTGTCACCAACATAGCCAACGCCGACCTCGCCAGTGATGCGGCCATCGCCGACACGAAACTTGCCACCATCGCCACCGCAGGCAAAGTCGCCAATTCTGCGACCACGGCCACGCCGCTTTTACAAGCCAACACCATCGTGCGCCGAGATGCCGCAGGCAACTTCGATGCCAACATTATTGGCGCAAACATCACCGGCACCGCCAGCAATGTCACTGGCACAGTGGCCGTGGCTAATGGCGGCACGGGCGGCACGACGGCAGCAGCAGCCCGCACGGGTCTCGGCCTGGGCAATTCCGCCACGCTCAATACCGGCACTGGCTCTGGCACAGTAGCCGCCGGGGACCATACTCACGCCCAGCTCCACGACCGCTCCCACGCCATCACCTCGACCAGCGACCACACCGCAGGCAACTGGAAAGTATTTCACTCTGACGGCACTGGCCAAGTTGTCGAATTGCCCCTCGGCACAGCAGGCCAGGTGCTCACCGCAAACGGCACCACCACAGCGCCGACTTGGCAAACCCTCGCCGCGACCACCACCAGCGCGAACAACCTCACCGGCGGCGTCGCAGGCTCTATCCCCTACCAATCTGCCGCCGGTGCTACTGCTATGCTCTCCGCAGGCACCTCCGGCCAAGTGCTGCGCTCCAACGGATCATCTGCCCCGTCTTGGGACAGCTTTGGAACTTCGGGCAACACAGCCAACGCCGTCGTTCAACGAGACGGATTTGGAAATTTCTCGGCAGGCACCATCACGGCAAACCTTACCGGCACAGCCAGCGGTAATGCCCCCTCCAGCGGCATCTCTCCGAGCGCCATCACCGGCACAGCCGTTATTACCACCGACTCTCGATTGTCGGATGCTCGCAACCCGACTTCCCATAACCATGATGCGGCGGCAATTACTACAGGCACGATTGCCAATGCTCGCACCACTGCCACAAACACAAACACCGCCAGCGCTATCGTCGCCCGAGATGGTAGCGGCAACTTCTCGGCAGGCACCATCACGGCCTCACTTTCCGGCAACGCCACAACCGCCACAACCGCGACAAGTGCCACGACTTCAAGCAACCTTGCAGCCGGATCTGCTGGGGCGCTGCCCTACCAATCCGGAGCTGGCACCACTGCCATGCTCTCAGCGGGCACTTCTGGGGCATATTTGAAATCCAACGGCACTGCCGCTCCTTCATGGGCGTCGGTTTTAGAGCCAAAGGCCTTTGCTCTTGTGAAGTTTACGGACAGCGCAGGGGCATTCACGACACTCAGATCGCAAGGTGTAACTATAACCAGAGGTGGGACTGGAATTTATAATTTTGCTTTCTCTCCTGCATTGCCGCAAGTCCCGTTAATTTCCAGCACAGGCGGGCGCGAAGACCATATATGGCTCGACCTCACAACGACCTCCGCGACCTTGAATACAAGGGTATATAGCGGCTCAGGCACTTATGCTATGGACGATCCTCTTATCAATTACGGACAACACCACATTTCCTTCATCTTTTTCTAATAAAACCACCCCAACATCATGGCCAAGAAAAAGAAAACTCAATCCCCTCCACCGCCTGCGCCCCGCGACCTTGCAGCGGAAATGGCGCAAATTTCCGCAGCCGCCCAAGCCAATGCCCAAGCGCAAGCAGATCAAACGGTTAAAGTCAATCAACAGCTCACCAATCAAGCGCTCAAAACAACGGATCGAATCAGCGGCAAGCTGGACAACACCTACACCGCCGCCGCCAGAGAAAATCTGACCGCTGCCGAAGCCGGCCTCGATCAAGTCAACGCCGCCGCCAGCGGCGTCGGCCAGCTCCGTGATGAATACGCCGCGCAAGGCCAAGACCCCGCCATGTCTCGTCTCAACGACATGGCCCTCGGCCAGCTCTATCAGCCCGAGCAAATCCGCTCCGGCCAAGTCGGAGCCGATCAAGTCTCCAGCGCCCGCATCGGCGACATCGACTCCATGCGGGCCGCCCAACTCGGCCAAGTCGCCGCCGCCCAAGGAGCCACCGCCCAAGCCGCCCAGATGGGGCCAGTCCAAAATGTCCAAGCGGCTTCCACCCAGCCTATCGAGCGAGTCAGCGGCCAAAGAGTGGCAGCCATCGGCCCCATGCAGTCCGCCAGAGTCAACCGCGTCGCCGATGTTCGTTCGCAAAACATCGGAGCTTCCGCCGCCGAAAACGCCCTCATGTCCGAAGTCCGAGGAAACGGTCTCCTCGGCCAATTAGAAGCCCAAGCCCGCAATGATCTCTCTCTGGGCCGCTCTCTTTCCGCCGAGCAAGGCCGCGACGCCATCCAATCCGCCCGCTCTGGCATGGCCGCCCGTGGCATGGCCACCGGCAATTCCGCCCTCGCCGCCGAACTCCTCAACCGCGACCGCTTCGCTACCCAACGCGAAAACGAGCGCCGAGCTTTCGCCTCCGGCGTCCTCAACCAAGGCACAGGCATCCGCCAAGCCGCCAACCAAGCCTACATGGGGCGGAGGGACGCCAACGCCGGGCGGTCGCTCCAAGCAGGACTCGCCAACCAATCCATCGCCGCCAACCGCGCCAACCAAAACGCCCAATTCGCCCAGCAGGCATTTTTGACAAACAACCAAAACGCCCAACAGCGTGTCCTCGCCGACGCCGGTTACGCCCAGCAGGCCGGGTTGTCCAACCAAGACTACGGGTTCCGTGCCTCAAGCCAAGATGCCCAGCTCGCCCAGCAAGCCAATCTCGCCAACCAGCAAATGGCATTTGGAATCGGCCAATTCAACGCTGCCAACCAGCAAGCCGCCAACCTCGCCTCGGCAGGATTCCAACAACAAGCCGGACTCGCCAACCAACAAACCTCCCTTTCCCAAAACCAGCTCGCCGCCCAGCTCCAGCAGCAGGCCAACGCCGCGACCTTCGCCAGCGCCGACCAACGCGCCACCAACAACGCCCAATTCGCCCAGCAG